GTCGATACAGGTGCTGATTTGAATATAGGTGCAGGAATTCCTGGTATGGATAAGCAAAAAATAGAAGTTGCAGCTAATGTTGACAAGAGATCTAAGCTTAACAACCTCATCTCCTCTACTCTTGATTTGTTAATTAAGAAAGCCCAAGACGGTCTTAACAAGACCAAAACACCTTCAACTCAATCGGTGACTGCACCCACGTCGCCATCATCCAACTCACCTACTACTATCAATCCAGTTTAATGAAATTCTATAATTTACTCAAACAAAAATATGTTGATTTGCTTGAGCAGGTGCCAGCGGATCTTAATGGGCTGCCACCAGAAGCAATGCCTGGGGCTATGCCAACAGATCTTCAGACTCCTCCAAGAATAGAGACAGAAAAGCAGCCATTAACAGCTGAGGGTGAAGTATTTTTAGTTAGATTGCTGCGCAAAGCTCTTTTTATGAACCCGGGTGATATAGATGAAAAATTATTAAAAGACTTGCCAGAGATAAATGAAAAGAATGCTTCAGAAGTTCTTAACTCTATCATCAACATAATGAAGAAGTACTCAAATACAATTGATGTAGAGACTAAAGTATAATAAATAACTTGTGGCATACAAGAGTTTAAAAGACATTTACCTGAGTCAAACTTATGGTAGAAAAATACCAGTTCTCCCCAGACAAGATGTGTACAATGAACAAGTTGGACAACCAGTAGAAGTGCCTCAAGAGCCTGTGCAAACAGCAATAGAACCTGTAGACAGCGACGGAGTACAACAGGATGATACTACAGAAGTAAAGCCTCAAACAATTAATAAAATAAAAGTTCCTTTCTCTTTAGACAGCGTACATGAAGCCAGCTGGCCAGTAGCTTCTGCAGGGGTACCGTTCAATACAAAAAGCTTCACACCTCATGTAGGTGAAGGAAATGGTGAAAGAAAGGTAGCTTCTCTCTTTCACCCACAAATGAAGAAAGAGCCAGATAATAGATATACAGAAAGATTGGGCACCTTTATTGCAGGCCAGAATGAATCTTTTGATGTTGTATCAGAACAAGGAAATTTTGAAGTTAAGGAATTTAAGCTTGCTAAAAACGGAAAGTATAGAGGCAGTGTGAGAATAGGTGCTGAAGGCAAGCACACCACAGGCATGATACTATCCCAGGTAAAGGATTTGCTCATTATTCTGCTTCAAACATATTCATCGCTGGATAATGACTCTAAGAAAGTTTTAAATGACAATTTGATTAAAAACATATCTACTACTAATGATATACCGCCAGGATGGAATCTAGAGAATTACATTGATGCTATTTTTGATGTAACCATAGGCGAGGACAAAGGTATAACGGAATTTCCTAAAACTCTGTTTCATGGTCAAGAGATAAATCCTAATTTATTTACTAGAAATAAAAAGCGAGCCACTTACTTGGTTTACACCATACCACAGATTTTAAATGCGCTCAAACAATTGGCTCTACAGGATCAAAATCAAGCAAATTTAGACAATGAAATTAATCGTGTTAAAAACCTGCAAAGCACTCTCAAAGGATTATATTTGAAAAAGGATGATGAGAAATTTAGTAAAGAAATAGAGAAAGAAGCTGAGTCCTTGGATAGGAAATTAATCAGCAAAGCATGCTTATCTGATAGGGGGTCCAATTGCATTACCATTAATACCTTCCTTCAGAAATTAGAGAGACTTGACCTGGGTGGTGTGTTTAACAGCATTGATCAGTTGCGGCAAAGTGAGGTTGCAAATATATTCCCTCCAGAGGTTGTTGGGTTCTTTGCAGTTTTTGAGACAAAGTATAAGTATATTCCCAGGGCTCTACTGAAGGACTATATGGTTATAGATAGCTTTACCCAGAAAGGACTTAAGATAGCATTAAAAAGTGAAAACGTTTAAAATTTTCTTTGAAAATACAAACACTCTGACATTAGGTCTGTTTCCCGGCGCATTTAAACCACCACATAAAGGACATCTGCAAACTGTGGTCGATGCGTTGAAAAACAATCAAAAGGTTATAGTTCTTATTTCCGGCGAAGAGCGTGAAGGCATTAATCCGGAGAAATCTATGATGGTTTGGACACAATTCAAACAGTCTATGAATTTAAATAATTTAGAGATTCATATAATATCAGGATCACCTGTGGCAGCAGTGTATCAGATAGTAGACATTCTTAATAATAGTTCTTATTCACCAACAAAGAGATCTCCAGCGCCCTTGCCTGAATCCAAAACAATTGCAGACAACTTATTGAAACAATCAGCAATATTCGCTATCAAGCTATATGCTAGTGAGGAAGATTTTGGCAGATATAATGCGTTTTTTAATCCTAAGACTTCTGATATTTATGTAGGTAAAAATGTTAAAAGTATTGATAAAGGAGAAGTGAAGAGACTGGCCTCAGCTACTGATGTTAGAAAAAGCATTGTGACTGATAACTTTGATAGATTTAAAGCGTCAATGCCTAACATAGGTGATGATAAATTAAAAGCAATATTTGGAGCTCTGCAAACATGATATCCTACAAAGACTTCACAACAACCAATGTTGTACTTGAAGACACTTCACATATTAAGACTCATTTGTCTCACTTGGAAGATTTGGCTATTGAAAAGGGCAAGGAAGGATTTGTTGAATTTATGGAGCAGATTTCTAACTTGGTGAACAAGATTAAGGGGTATGAAACTAATACCGAAATTAATGCAAAAATAGACGGTAGCCCCATGATATTGTTTGGTGTTGATCCGAGAAAGGCCCATTTTAACAAATTTTTTATCTCTCTGAAAAGTGGTTTGAGTGAAAAAAATCCAAAAATAATGCACAGTAATGAAGAGGTGGATACCTTTTATTCTGGTGAACAGACTCTGGCTAACAAGCTTAAAAATTTGCTAGTAAATCTTAAATCAGCATACGATGGATCAGGCAATACGTATCAAGCAGATGTATTGTATTCCTCCATGGAGGATAAGAAACAGACAACTATAAATGGAGAAAATTTTATTGTGTTTAAGCCTAATACAATAGTATATGCAGTACCAATGGACACAGATTCTGATTTAAGCAAGAGAATTATTGAATCGTCTGTAGGGGTCATTGTGCATGAATCTTTTAAACCCATAGCAGTAAATTCGACCATATTGCCTGCAGTATCAGGTGTAGCACCAGATCAAACAATAAAGCTTACTTCCGCAGGAAGAAATGTAGATTCTATTATTGAATCTGGTAAAAGGGCTAATGTTTTCATAGAGAGTAGCAACTATGGCGCTGTTAGTTACAATATTCCCGATATTACTTTTGAAAAAATAGCAAACAATTTAATGCAGGCTAAATCTAAGATAGATTTGATTAATTCTAATTTTAATAAAGAATACATCAAAAGCCCGGCGCTGTCGTTGCTCAAGATATATCTGAACAAGCAGGTTGACAACCCAGCATCAAGTATCTTCACATCTGCAATGAAGGGTGGGGATTTAGATTTGAAAGAATTTATGGAAGGATTTGTATCGTTCTTAAAGCATCGCTTCGAGAAAGAAGGTCAAACCAAAAAAACGGAATCTGGTAGAAAAAATATTCAGTCCAAGCTTAATTCCATATTAACATTTATTAAAGAAAATCAAGAAAGCTTTAAGAGCTTGATAGAGGCAACTTTCCATATGGCAGTTATAAAGTATATTATTTTAAATATTTTATCTAGCTTAGATTCTAAGATAGGACGAACATTTGTGCAGATGCCTGATGGTACTCTGGTCAAAACCAAAGACGAAGGATATGTACTCTTTGTAGGAACCAATCACGTGAAAATAGTGGACAGGTTAGACTTTACCAAGATGAACAGACAGGTAGGTGGGAAAAAGAGGGCAGATTTAGTCTCTAAGTTCTAATTGAAATATTGCTTCGCGTATAGCCTTCTGAATAGTATCTTTATTTTCACCAGTCAACAGATCACGTATTTTACTGACTACTTTATATTCATGGTCATCATGTTGACCTTGAAATTTACCTTTGCTCTCAAAATCTTTGTATTCTAAGTAGTGTAAGATGCTGTCCAAATAATCACCAGCAAGAGTAATTTTACTGAATACCCAGGGCTCAAGATCAGGTGTGCGTTCAATTATATCATGTAATTTCTTGCTATAATTATGAATTTTATATAGTTCACTCTTGGCCATGCTAGTTTCTTCTGTGTCTGGTCCTGGTACATCCACAATACCTGCAGGGTTATCCATAGTTATGTTCTCACTTTCTTCAGCTTTAGCTGGAACCTTCTGTACTTTGACATTTACCTGTCCAAAAGAGGATGGGCTGACGTTCTGATCTATTGCAGGACTTAACCCCAAGCTAGTTTCATTGATTTGGTCGTAAGCCTCTTTTATGTTGATTAAATCAGATTTTCTGTTCACTTATTATTTATGCTCCATTAAATATATATGTGAGGCCTTACAAAACTTTTGTTAATGAACAGATTCTAGGTCTTACTGAAGGTATGACTATTCAGCATGTTGGTTTTGTTCAAGCCAAAATAGACACAGGCAACAGTGCCTATAATGTGCTTCACGGCTTAATTGAAAAGGAAGAAAACGGCAATGTTACCTTCAAGACCGTTAAAGATAAAATTTTAACTCTGCCAATAGTTGAGCATATACCCATTCACATAGGTAGTGGCAATGTTGAAAAGAGGCCTGTTGTTGAGTTGGACTGTGGCATAGGCAGCAAGCAATTCAATGGAGTCAAGTTTAGTATAGCAGATAGATCGCAAAACGACTATCCAGTTTTGATTGGTGAGGATTTCATTAAACTCAATGGTGGAATAGTTAACGTCAAGATTAATAATGACGGTGACTAATAATCCTTACAATTAAATTAATTTTCTATTTTGCGCAAATTCAATGAATTTATAGAATTCACTTCTAGAATTGTCTTTATCATCCAAGAATGCTCCAGACATTCTAGCGGTTCTCATGGTTGAATCATGACGAATGCCTCTGTTGGAACAACATGTATGAGCTGCTTCTATCATCACTGCAACACCCTTGTTTTTGACACACACCTCATCAATATACTTGTGAACTTGCATTGTAAGATTCTCTTGAACTTGTGGTCTGCGAGAAAACCAATCAACAATACGATTCAATTTGCTGAGACCTATGACTTTGCCGTCCTTGGCAGGAATATATGCAACATGGGCAAACCCCATGAAAGGTGCATGGTGGTGTGAGCATAGTGAAGTTAATTTGATATTGGTTTGTGAAACAATGCCATCATACTCATCCACATTATCAAATGCTGTAATCTTCGGTGGTTCGCTATAACATCCCCATGCGAAATCATCAACAAATGCTTTGGCCACTCTAAGGGGTGTGTTGGCACTATTTGGATCGTTTCTCCAGTCATACCCTAAAGCATCCATGTAAGCTTCATAAGCTTTGGACGCTTTGTCGATAATCTGCTCTTTTTCTTCTTGAGAACGTGGGATATTATGGTTGGCAAATGCGAGTTTGTTCTTAAACATATTCAATATTATAGTAGGAAACTAATTTAATCAAGATTAAATATAAAATGAAGGTTGATAGAGCAATAGAAGAGACGTTTAAGAAATCTAGTTTGAAGAGAATTAGGATTAAGGTAGACCCAAGACAGCTTGTCAATCAAGGATTTGAACACTGTGATAGCTTTGAAGGTTATGTTCTAGAAGAGTGTGGCAACGAATTGAAAGTATATATTTTAAATACACATCCAGGAATAGAGCCTGTGCAGATGGTGGATAAGAAAAATACTGGTGAAATAGAGAATACCACATTCAACAAGGACAGATTATTAAAGATATTAGACATGTTGAACTTGCCTGAAGGGACACCTGGGGTGGAACAAATAAAAAATACTAATGATCCTGAATTTATTGTGAAGTATTTTAATGATCTACCAGTAGATAAAGACAAATTACTTGATGTTTTGAAGGCTGTACTGATGTCCAATAAATAGAGGGTATGATGGTTGTGCCAAGTGTATTAAGAATCAAGAATAACTAATTGATATTGCTTGTCTGTATATTAACATAATGATATGTTATATCAAAGCACCAAGATTATTGAGCTAGGCAGTTGCGCATTCAGACAGTGGAAAGCAGACAGCCATTGTAAGTTTATACATGGCTATAGATTGGTAGCTAAATTCTGGTTTGGTTGTGACAGGCTGGATGAAAGAAACTGGGTTGTAGATTTTGGTGGCCTCAAGGAACTTAAGCAAGTTTTAGAGAAACAGTTTGATCATACATTTTGTGTGTCGGCTGATGATCCTCTATTAGAGCAATTCAAAGCTCTACATGCTTCAGGAGCTGCAGATCTTAGAGTAATGCCCAAGGGTGTGGGTATTGAAAGAACAGCAGAATGGTGTTTTGATGTGGCGGATGGGCATGTGAGAGGTATCACAAGCAATAGATGCTGGGTAGAGAGAGTTGAAGTATGGGAACATGATAAAAATTCTGCTATTGTAAGTTTTGAGAGCGTAAGGGATATTAGCAACAAGGATTGTTATGTAAAAGATAGTCACCAAAAAGTCGACACTATTACAACAACAATTTCTCCAATACTTGAGAATGTCAATACTACTGGTGCCGGTAACAACATTGTCAGCCCAGTTGCAACAGATACTGCTGCAAGAGTAACCCCAAAGGTAACCACAGGTTATGCAAATCCCTTTGGTGGTACTAGCTGGGGTGCATGATAAAGAGAGAGAGGGACCCTATTCAAGTGAAACTTGAACAGGACATATTCGGTAAGCTGGCTGAAATAGCTAATGCAAATGACAATGTATCACCATCAAGTTCACCCAATCAAATAAACACCATTGGTGTTGAAGAGGCTCTTAGAGAGTTAATTACTATCTTTAGAGGTGCTAGTGGTGATTCACCATCGGTGTCTTGATGCTTGATATAACTCTGACTATAAATTTGAGTAGCTTGCTCCTGGTTATATCCTCCTCTGAGAAATGGAATGTGCAGATGCCATTTTCCCTGCTCTGATCTGAATCAAACGCTTTCATGATTCTCTCAAAGCCAGATTTTTGAATATCTGATTGCAGAGAATCACCTATAACAAACAGCTTACAATTTTTACCAAATCTTGTTAAAATGGTAACCAATTCACTGTGTTCGAGGTTTTGGGCCTCGTCAACTATAACAACATTATTGGTGAATGTTGATCCACGCAAGAAATTCACGGGAATACTTTTGAGGTAATCACTTTGAAATAACATTTCAGTTATCTGTTTGCCTACTAGCTCATCACATTTTTCTATGAGTGGAATACTCCATGGTTTAAATTTATCATCAACTTCACCAGGTAGACTTCCAAGTTTTCGAGTAGCTGATTCCACTATACTTCTTATATATAAAATTTCATCTATCTTTTTGTCCCTTAACATACTCAACGCAACATATACTGCAAGATACGTTTTTGATGAACCTGCTGGGCCATCACAAAACAAGATTTGCGATGATTCATCCATAGCTTTTTCAACAAAAGCTTTATGGTGATCATTTAAATGGAATTTTTGATCAATTTTAAAGTTAAGAAAAATATCATTTCTAATGATACCATTCTCGTCTTTGGCTTTTGCAGCTTTTTTAAGCTGTCTGTCCTTCTTAGACATCTACTATTATTTATTTTGACTATGTCAGATTTCTGTGACTTTCTTACCGGAAGATAGTGCAGCAGTACGGGCAAACCCACCTTTGGTAGAAATAATAGTACCACACCTTCTTAGAAGGAAGAAATCTTGAAAAGATTTTATGAACCCCTTGTAACTGCAGCCTGGTCTATCCATGTGCTCTGTTTCATTAGATGTGCATAGAACATTCATCTTTGTTTTAATAAATTGAGTGAACTTGGTGCTATCTGTGCAAATAAAGAGATTGTTTGTTAGAGCATTTTGCATGAAGTGTGTGATTCTCTCTAACATATAGTCGAAACTAATATCTCTATTAAAGTCAGAATCACTCCAATTGGAAAGCTGACCGCCAAATCTTGCACACACCCCCACAGTATTTTCATCTGTTAGAAATGGTAGTTCAGGCTCTTTAAAAAGTTGATTGAAATAATCTTGAAAATTATCTTCAAGCCCCAGATGATCCAAAAAATTAATATTAGTCTTAATGATGCTAATATCTTCTGTAAAAAACTTATCAGAATTGTTGCGATTGAATTGATCTTTAAAATGTACATAGTTATCATTATCCATGGCAAAATATTGCTTGTGTGATCCGCTAATAGGTCTGGGTAACCAGTTATATGTATTATGCCCTAATGCAGATTGCAGATTGAAAGGGTATGTCCAATTGATGAAAAAATCTCTGTCCAGTAATCTGGACAAAGCAAAGCAAGATATTAGACCTTTGATTCTATCAGCAAGCCCACCTGCAGGACGTTCAGTGCAGTCATACACTATGCACTTTTTCATATTGAATTATAATACACATACATTATAATAATTCAATGAGCAAAGAGACAATAATTTTCTTAAGTGATGATAAAGTATTCTATACCCTTGAAGGTGAAGGTGAGTATGTAGGGCATCCGTCTGTCTTCATGAGACTATCCATGTGCAATTTAACATGCAAGGGGTTTGCATCAGCAGATTCACCCAATGGTTGTGATAGTTTTATCAGCTGGTCTGTTAAGAATAGAATGACATGTAGCGAAGTTTTAGATCATATGGATGATGAAGGGTTTACAAAACATCTTCGCAATGGTGCAATATGGAAAATAACTGGTGGGGAGCCCTTGATTCAGCAGAAGGCATTATTGGATCTGGTGAGAGATTTTGTCAAAAGAAATGGCTTCATACCACACATAGATTTTGAAACCAATGCAACCATTCAACCTGATGATGCCTGGAAGGCTTACAAGGTGACGTATACTACTTCACCTAAACTCTCCAATAATGGGGATCCAGTGGAGAAGAGATACAAGCCAGCTGTTCTGAGATGGCATGTTGAAAACAATTCAGGCTTCAAGTTTGTTGTGAGTTCACAGAAGGATATGGACGAAATTTTTGAGAGATATATCAATGATCCAGATGTATTAATACCACCTCATAGGGTGTGGCTCATGCCTTGTTGCGGTAGCAGAAAGGAGCACATTGACGTTGCTCCAGTTATAGCAGATATCTGCAAGAATCATGGGTTTAAGTTTAGCCCACGATTGCAATTAATTATTTGGGATAAAGCTCTTAAGGTTTAACCGCATAAATAATATGTGGTTACGTTCTCTAGATTTGTAGAAAATTTTGCTGTTGGTAAGACCAATTCCATCACTGGCAGTGGTCCAAGTGCGGCCAAGGTGGGTGTGTTGCAATTAAGAGATTTGGACGGTTCGGTGTTGGGTACCTATAGTTATGTGAATGGTGGTTATGGTAGAGGATATATTCCATCGGGTGAATACATGATTCAAGCACCGCAACGAGTTAGACCAGATCAATTCAAAGCCATGTCCATTGACAATGTTGCATACAAATTTCCTGTGGCCAGTGCCAGCGGGTCAACAGAGATACCTGATTCTAGAGTTCAAAACATACCCACAGGTGATAACCCACGTGGAGGTCCCAGAGACGGCATAATGATACACCCTGATGGTGGTTCACGCGGCACAATGGGGTGCATTGGCATACAAGGTGGCGGTGATGTACAGAAAGATTTTTATGAAAAATTAAAATATCTTGTTAATAATAATGGTGGTTCATATCCTTTGAGATTTGACACTGGAGAAATATCTGTTGGTCCAGAGAGTCAACCACCAGTGCAGCAAAGTGAACAACCAGAGCAAACACCACAGCAGCCAGCAGAACCTGCAGATGTACTACAACAAGCCTCACTCTCGGATACAAATGCTCCCAAGGCCATGGCATTTACCCCGCAAGAGGATGGTATTACACAACCTTCACCTGAACCAGATGAAGTACCAGTGCAACAAAATGAGCCAGAACCAGTTACAGTGCAACCAGTTAAAACATACAAACATAAAAGCACACAAGAGTTTATAGATAAATTAAATCAAATTAAATAAATATAGTATGAACACATCTACCTCTAAGACAATTTACTCATTATACAGAGAACATGTTCTAACTGAAGCTGCTAATAATTTCGATAGACAAAAATTTATGGAGAAACTATCCAAAAAATCAGAAATTTTTAGAGACACTCTCATGGACATAGCTACAAAAATTGACATGACTGAGAAGGATCAAGCCGAGGCTATAGATGAAGTGTTTGTTGCTGCACAGGAAAATATTAATCAATTCATTGTAGGTTATAAATCAGAGATAGAGAATGCAATTAAAAATAATCAATATTCAACACAAGGGTTGGTTGATGATTTGAACACAGCATTTAGCAGCTACTTGGGTAAGGTGGCAAAAATAAATGGACCAAATGAATGGAAGTTGCAGTTTCCGTCTCCTTCAAATTACTATCCACAGAACAAAACACAACAACAAGCTAGCACACCACCAACAACCCAGCAGCCTGCACCACCAGCACAAGCCTTCAACCCAACAGCACAAAATTCTACACAAACCCCACAGCCACTGACACCATCCAAAAATGTTCCTGGGGCTGTGCCGCTCACTCCCTCACAACCACTATCGCAGCAGCAGTTGAATCCTTTCACCGGTCAACCTGTAGTGCCTGTACAAAATACGCAAAATCAAAATATTAATTTGAATCCTTTTGCAAATACCTTCAAACCTGGACCTGGTAGCGCGGCCACCTATGCTCCAAAATCAGGTCCACTGACTGGCACACAGCAGCCTGTGTACCCCACAAGAAATCAGGCTTATGCTCAAAAAGAAGCTGGTCAAGCACCGCTCGCTAACACAGGCAATGTGTTGGCAGATTTTAACAGAAGAAGAGCTTACCTTTCAGGCAGAGGATACTAATGACTTTTAATGAACTATTAAAACTAGCTACAGAAGCCTCACTTAGCACCGGTGCAGCTGCACCTGGCATAGGTTCAAATCTGGCCAGTGGTGCAGCAACACTGCAATCTTTAAACCCTGCACAAAAGGGAAAGCTGGAATTGCCTGTGCCGGGCATGGACAATCCAGAGTTCAATATTAGCGGTCTGGAAGAATTTTTTATTGAATTCGCAAAAGTATTAGACCCAACTGGTGTATTGAGTTATAAAGATACTTTGGTTGCAGCAGGTAAAATGTATGATGAATTTTCAAAGATGTCTAACAAACAAGAAAATAATTTCTGGTTATCATTCTTAATATTTGTACTGTGTGTTTATTCCTCTCTGCCTAATGTGGGACTATTAGTCGGTGGCATAGGGGGGCTTGTGCAATACACTGGCAAAGCTGGTGCAAGGCTTGCAAGGCAACAGCTATCAAAAGGAATATCTGAAGAAGCGGTGAAAGAGATGGGAATAATTGCCCGCACTACTGAAGATCATTTTAAAAAGAATCCTCAACAGCTCACAGGTATTATTGATTTTGCCTCTAAGCATAATTTAATAGAACCTGAAGCTTCAGCAACTATAAAAAATTATTTTTTAAAGAATCCTGAATATGCAAAGAGAGTGGACCAAATGCCATCTCTTCCAGATTATTTTGAGAATCCTACTCTGCTTGATAACACAATTAAAGCATACGAGAATAAACTTGCAGGTAAGATGGACGGTGACAAGCTTATACGGCATAACGAACTGGTACGCAAGAAAACGGATAAAGGTTTAACTATACCTGAAGAAAGAGAATTGATGAATTTAAATAAAAAAACGGAATTGAGTGAATATGATTTGAAGAATTATGAGGAGGCCTTATACGCGAAGAATATCCAAAAAATGGCAGATCAACCCGGGCCAGAGACATTGCCACAAGTAGCAGGCAAAGCAATGAAATCGCAATCACAATTTAAACCAGATCCAGCATCATCTGGTCTCTCCAGAGCTGCACAGAGTATTTACGGAAAATCTACAGGCAACTATTATGGCATTACTGGTGTCAAGGGTAATGTAATAGCTCCACCTAGCCCGGGCATATCCGGTGTAGGCAGGGGCCTAATTACACCTTCACAGGCAAAGGTAAGATTGGGTAAGAATATTGCTGCAGGTTATGGACCCATGAACGAACCCACACAGGGAGGTGGCACGAGCGATGTTTCACCCACATATAAGCCAGCCAAACAACAACCAGGTCAAATACCTGCATATAATTACGAGGTGCAACCAATTCCAATATCTGCTCCAGTTTCAACTAACTTGCCTCCAGTGATGCAGCCACCTGTAAGAGTACCTGCAGGTAGCAAGCCTGCAGGTGTGAGGTTTGCTCCTCTGTACCAGGGATCTGCTGGAGCAACCAAAGAGGAACCCCTGGGTAGATATACACCTGGTGCCAAGGATTATTCTACCCCTGATAAAACCATGCAGCTGTATGCCAAAAATAAAGAAGAGACTGATGTGGATAGTTCGGCAGGACCAATGCCTTTGTTTCAGCAGCTTAGTGTCCAAAAGCATAATGATGCCGAACAGAAAGAAAGAACTACCCGAGAAACCAGAGATGAGACCAAAAAACAGATCAAATCTTTCAAAGAAAGAATGAAAGAACAAGATAACAAATAATAAGTCTGATTTAGAGCAACAAAACAT